CAGCAGAGAAGGTTCTTTCGACTCCGGCCAGATCGACACTACAAAAGGCAATTCGCTCAAAAATGCGGCCGCAACTTTGTGGGTCTTCAAAAGACTTGGCATCAAGATCAAAATTATGCTCATCGGAGATGACTCTATAGTGTTTGCATACCCCACAGCGAACCAGGTCATCAACGCTGTAGCAATAGCCGACCTATTCGATAGGCTCGGCTTACATGCCACACCGATAATACGGGCGGAACCTTGGGACGCAGAATACTGCAACCAACTATTTTGGGAAATATCTCCCGGAGTGTACCTACCTGGTGCCAAACCCGGGCGTATGTTGTCCAAAATTTTCCACACTACAAAAAAATTCAACACCGACGATGAACGCCGAATGCATTTGCGCGGCCTAGTCCTTGGTGAGCAAGCCAACTGGCATATACCTTTGCTCGGGCAAGTGTTCCAATGGATACTGGACAGCATAGGCGACGGGCCATATAAGTTAAGATATCGCGGAGATTGGGAGTTCGGCGGGAACCAACGCTATCAGGCGGGAGAGTGTGTCTTCGACCAGTTCGCATATCGGTATAATTTGAGTCGCGCTACAATGTCCATGGTGACACTACCACGTTTTGAATTCGGTGTGGTGCTCGATGGAGTTTTCGAACACATCGTGGCAAGGGATTGGTAGTCCCCCCAAGCCGTGGGCTCGGCGTTAAACTGCATCCGGCCTGGCGGCCTAAAAGCAAATTCGGGAAGCGGGATCCCTAACAGCCGGTTGCTCCGAGATAGCACAGCATTCCAGGGCTGCGAGTGACACAAATAGTGTTGACAGCGGACGACACCAACAGTAGTTACCAAGTGGAATTAGGACAGAGTTCCACCCTAGGGACTGTTGGGGGAGGCTCACCACCTGAAACTGGTTTGTCCACAACCCTGCCATCGTGTAGCCAAGCCGTGGCAGGTTTAAAATGTGGCTAAGAAAAACAATAGAAATAATAAGAAGAACAAACCCAAGAGAAATGCTACAAACAATAACAGCGTGCCCTCTTTAGGACCAATGATTAAGTCTGCGGTCGCCTCAGGTCTTAGAACCGGCGGAGCAGCTTTGGGATCAATGGTTGCAGGCCCAGCCGGTGCTGGTGTCGGCAGAAATGTCGGCGCCTGGGTCAGCAAACTAATTGGCTCCGGCGACTACACAGTAGTTGAAAACAGTCTTATTCGAGGATCAGCTCATGGAGTTCCAACTTTTAACATCACGGGACACAGTGTACGCATCAAGCATCGTGAATATTTGGGAGACATCACTGGATCAACTGCATTCAGTTCCCGCGCATACTTGTTGCAACCTGGTAGCACCGTGACATTCCCTTGGCTATCACAGATCGCTAAGGGTTTCCAACAATACAAATTCCATGGGCTCGTGTTTTGTTTTAACAGCACTTCAGCCAGCGCTTTGAATAGCACCAACACCGCACTAGGCACCTTGATCATGGCAACACAATATAACGTTAACCGACCAACTTTCACTTCTAAAATGGAGATGGAAGGTTACGAATTTTCGTGTGCAACCAAACCGAGTGAAAGCCTGATGCATCCGATTGAGTGCGACCCAAAGCAGCTGGTGATGGAAGACCTGTACATACGTAGCGGTGCAGTGCCTTCTAATGAAGATGCACGACTTTATGATATGGGCAAGTTCCAAGTGGCCACAGTAGGCATGCAAGCTGCAGCCAACATTGGTGAACTATGGGTGACTTACGACATAGAATTGCTTAAGCCACGACTCCCCCCTGGCGGGGATTTCGGTGGTGAATACACCAGGGTCAACAACGGCTCATACACTAACACTGACATGTTAGGTTCAATCCAAACGACCCCACGCGGAAACCTGGGGATCCAAATTGCTTCCAACGGAGCTTGGAATAGAATATTCTTCCCGAACAATTTGGTCACAGGAAAGTATTTTGTATGGGTCAGATGGGTGGGATCGACTGCAGTAGCCGTCAATGTACCCGCACCCACGTACACCAACTTAACATTAGCCAATGCCTTCTCCGGAGGCGGTGGATGGCATCTGACACCCATCACGGGCACATCTTCCACATCGGTCAGTTACACGGCAGTACTCACGATCAACGGTTACAATGCTGACGGGTCGTACATCGAGTTCTCCGGCGTGACACTACCGACCGGCTCTGGACAGGTGGTCGATATCTACGTAATCGAACTGCCCATGTCAGACGATTTCATCTGAGAGCTATCCTGGTCCCTGTAGACGTTAAATGGCAGCGACACCGTGGTTCGACAAACGGGAGAGCAAACTCTACAACCTCTAGTGCCCAAGTATAAATCTAGAGTACCATGTAAGACCACTCCTGG